CTTTTCCAATTTCAAGAAAAAATTAACCACATTTTGCAAAACCACATTTTTGACATGTAACGCAACCATCTTGATAAATCATTCCGTCCTGCTCACACTGAGGACATGTCTTATCCCCGTTGGCCGCCTCGCCATCTTGAATATAATTTTTTAAAATTCTCGCGATACACTTACTGAAAGAGAACATATCACTGTCCCTGTCTTTATAAAGCTGCTCCACCAAAAAACTTGGTTTAGCGCCATGGCGCAGTGCAAGCGAAATCATTCTGGTGAATGCAGAATTATTTGCATTATCAAAGACTTTAACAATATCCCTGATTACAACCTCGTCGCCGTCCTCTCCAAATTTTAAATCATAACGACTATCTTTTGTTTTAAAACTATTTTTAATTAAAATACCCTCAGTGTATTTTTTAGGTATTTCCACAAGGTTGGAAAGTCCACCCATCACCTCGTAAGGTTTGCCTTCAAAGAGCCCTATCAATACAAGCCACTTTTCTCCTCGGATGGTTGTATAGTGTATTGCACAAGGCAAGTCTACAGGGCGTTTTGGGGCTCCATTTTGTGGGAAGGTGTCTGCCTCCTCTTTTTTTGTAACCAAAACTCCCGACCGAGAGCCGTCTACATATACTGTTATTCCTTTAAGTCCCAATTTCCAACCCAATAGATACAATTCACCCACCACTGATGGGTCAGTTCCCTTGGGCAAATTGATAGTTGAACTAATGGAATGATCAATACTTCCTTGAATCGCCGCTTGAATTTCCACACGTCTTTTCCAATCAATCTGGTCGGAAGTGGTGAAAAAGTCAGGTATCTCTTTGTCGGGATTCGCATCTAGCCACTCTTGCACGTTGTGGTGAAACACCTCATACTCGACCCACTTGTCCCCCAGTTCATCGATAAAGTCAGGCTCAAGGTGCTGTTCGTTGTGGCTTAGTTTTCTTCGACGGATATAGGAATTTCGGAACACCGGCTCAAGTCCGGAACTTGTCTGAGACATTATAGAAACACTCCCAGTGGGAGCATTTGTTAAAATAGAAATATTCCTTCTTCCAAACTTCTTAATCGCCTCTTGTATTTCAGTTGGCAACCTCTCAAGAAACTTATTGCCCTCCTCTTTTGAACTGTCAAAAATTGGGAAAGCACCTCGCTCCTGGGCTAGTTTGACACTTTCACGATAAGCGCTATCTCTCAACGTCTCGTATATCCCATGAATGATCTGACAAGCAGGTTCTGAATCATATGGAACCCCCAGTCTTGCGATTGCGTCAGCCAGACCATGAGTGCCAAGGCCGGTGCGGCGTCCGTCCCGACAGGCTTTAAGAAGCTTTTCCCACAATACCTTCTCATCAGGGGTGTCGCATATATTAATAATATTTTCTAATTTTTCTATTTCCAATTCAATTAAATCATCCGACAGTCTCATCGCAACAGATGTCACACGCTCCAATTCCTCAAAATCGAAATAAGCCTCTTTAGTAAAGGATTTTTCTACAAAATGTTTTAAATTGATCGAAATAAGGCGACACGAGTCATATGCTGACAGGGGTATTTCTCCGCACGGGTTGGTTGTGAGGGTGCGGAAGCCCTCTTCTTTATAACAATGAGCTGGCAGATTATTAATTATATTGTCCCACATGAGAAGACCCGGTTCTGCCGTTGCAGTCGCAGACGCCACGATCTTATTCCATAACTCCTCTGCCAGAACTTCCTTGGTGTGTGTGGGGTTGGGAGAACCCACAGGAAAATGCAACATGAAAGTTTCTTTATTTTCAACTGCTCTGGCGAAATCATCACTTATCTTTACGGAAACATTAGCCCCTGTCACTTTTGTAAGGTCATGTTTCATTTCTACGAACTGTTCAATATCGGGGTGGCGCACGTCCATGGAGATCATGAGCGCTCCCCTCCGGCCATTCTGGCCAATCATGCGGCAAACGTATGAATAAAAATCAGCAAAACTCCAAGCGCCAGTTGTAGTCCCGGCGGCATTGTTAACAGAGGCATTTTCAGGGCGTAATTCCGATATGTCTAAACCAACGCCACAGCGTCTCTTAAAAAGATTGGCCAATTCTTTCCCCGCGTCCATAATAGAAGAAATGGTGTCAGCAGGTGAATCAACAACTACACAATTAGATAAAGAGACGTTTACATGGTTGTTACCGACACCCATCATTGGTGAACCTTGAGGAACGATGTATTTAAAGTCTTTCAAAAAACTATAAATCTGGTCTTTGTCGAGGGCTTTTTCTCCTCCGAATTTCTTCTCCATTCTGGCAAACTCGCCGGCTAGGCGACGGTGCATTTCATCCGGAGTTTTTTCCAGCAAATTTCCTTCTTTGTCCTTCAGACAATATTTGGTCATAAAAACATTTTTCGCTAATTCATCCCCGCCAAAATAATCTAATGTTGCGACACCCACTTCCTCTGCACTGTACATCTTTACTTTCCTTTCTTAAATTGCTTGTATTTCTCTTTAAGTAGTTCTCCTTGCTCTTTAGCGGTTTTGGCCACAACACTATCCATTGTTTCACCCGTGGAAGGAAGAACTTTCATTTTAACTTTACCCGTGTCCATGAAGAGCGGATATATTAACCCATCTGGACCATTGCGATTCTTCGCTATAAAAATGCGCCCACTATTTGAATTTTTATCTTGAACTGTGCGGGATAGAGAAAAGATAAAATCAGCCACAAAACATTTGTTAAATGCTTCAGAGATCGATTCCATTGTAATCACTTCTGCGTTCAAACCACTCCGGTTAGTCTGACTCGCCGTATAACACGGGCATTTAAATTCTTGAGCGAGCGCTCTCAAATCCTCGTAAATAGTCTCTAGTTCGTGCCTTTTCTCTTTTCTTATTGTATTTGGACGCAACAAATCCCCATAATCAACAATAATCATATCAATAGGAATACCACGCTGGCGTAATTTCTCCAAATGCGCCTTGATTGCGTTAGGAGAAGCAGATTTCGTGGGGTATTCTTTAATGATAAGATTTCCCTCTAATTCTTTGACAGTGCCAAAGATCTGTTCTTTAAACGAAAACAAATCTTTCAGCGGCACACCTGTAATGCAACTGTCATAGCGAGAGGCGATGACAGTTGACGCCAACTCTAATGTATAGTGTATAACAGTTTTCCCCGCTTTTATAGCCTCTGCCCCCAAATGAACCAAGGCCATGCTCTTGCCGGCGCCGGTGGGTGCGATAACAACTCCTAATTCGCCCTCGCCCAGGCCCCCTTTACAAATATCGTCAACTTCTTTCCAGCCTGTACTCACAGGGTTTCGAGCCTTTATCTCAAATCTCTGCTCAAAATCTACTTTATAATCGTATCCAAATTTGTTATCACTCCCCAATTTGAGAGCTTCATTAATAACTTCACTGATCTCGTCAAAGGAAGAGCTTTTCAGAAGCTTGACCGATTCAAGCATTGCCTCTTTGAGTTTCTGCTTGCGACAAAAGTCCAGAGAAGTCTCTTTGATATATTCATCGCCCTCCACTCCAAAACCAGCTTTATAAATGCGAGCAAAATAATCCCTTACTTGCTTCTTTACAGCATCATTCTCCTCATCGAGGTCAGAACGAAGTAAAGTAATCATTATCTTGTTGGTGGGATGAACTCCGTATTTATTACGATAATCAAATATCTTTTGAACAAATACTTGAAGGTATCTAAATTCAAAGAACTCAAACTTGAGCACCTCCTGCATCTGGTCTGAGAACGACCGGTCTTCCAAGATTAGTTGCGACAAATCTTCCTGAAAGGCTTTCCCGTATTTAGAAAAATCAACTTTTTCCATCATTTCTCCGTGGTGATACGCTTCATGTTTTGAAAAAGGGATGACCAATCAAAAGCGCCAAAGCCGTCCTCAGTCATCATCTTAACAGTACCTGTCTTGTTAAATTCCGGCACAAACTCGCTCACCGCGTGACGAACGGTTTGTTTCCCCTGTATGGGAATATTTGGGGAATACAATTGCATTAGCTTATAATTCTGTTCAATGACACCCACATTCTCTTGAATGGTCTGATATACTTTGGCCTTTGATTCACTCATCTCGCCGCAATGGTCGATAAGAGTGCCTATATTATGAGCCTTTTCTTCGCTCAAAAAAGGAAATCTCTTGGCCACTGTTTTCATTCCAACGCCCCCAACGCCCTTGAGATTATCACTCTTATCACCAGAAATGGCACGTGCGAGGGCGAAGTTCGAAGGGTGAATACCGTACTCCTCTACCACCCTCTTGGTATTCAAAAACACCTTCTGAATTGGCCGATAAAGAACTGTTTCGTGGTCACACAATTGAATAAAATCCTTGTCACTGGAAATGATAACCTTTTGCCAGCCAGCATATTGAGGCAACTGAACTGCATACGCGATCACATCATCTGCTTCGATGTTTGGCAGCATAACTTGTATAACAGGCAGACCATTTAAATACTCGGTCAGACGGGTTTGTTGCCAAATTTTATTCTCTATTTCTTCGTTCTCGGACATGTTCCGAATGTCCCGATTCAGCCGGATTGGTTTCCTTCCCGCTTTGTAATCTTTTTGGACTAATTTGCGTCGTTTGGAGCCGCCTATTCCATCCCATGCAATAATAACACGGTCTGGCTTCATTTCCCTCACCATTTTCTGTAAAATCTTAAGAAAGCCCTTAATTCCTCCGATTGGATAACCATTGGTGGAGAGGCTGGGATCTACAATATACGCCCTGTAAAGCATGTTTAGGGCATCAATCAATATTACTCTTTTCATAATTCCTCTACGTAAAAAACCCTCCCCAGTATAACCGAGGAGGGTTGAAAAGTCAATAGTAAAATTTACTTATTAACGGTGGGAACGGCGGCTTTGTGGGCGCGCAGAAGCGGTTCTGCGAGCTTGGTTCCCACGAGGGCGATGTGCTTGTCGCTTTACACTTCCTCTGCGTGAGTTGTTCACCTGTGGCCGTTGTGGGGCTTGGCGCTGGTTGCGAACCTGCGGACGCTGTTGACGAGCCTGGGGGCGCACCTGCTGCCGCTGGGGTGTGCTGCGCCTCTGACTAACCTGTGGGCGCTGCGGGGACCGACGTTGCTGCACATGCTTCCTTTGCGTCTGACGCTGAGAAGGCCGAGCAGAGGGGCGCCTTTGCCGGTGGTTCTGCTGATAGCTCTGACGCTGACGCTGCGGAGGTCGTTGCTGTGCTCGCGCAGATCGCTTGGGTGACCGCTGAAACTTTCGAGGCGACTGTGCCTTTTGGTGTCGTTGGTTCCCGCGTCTTTGAACATTGCCACGATTAGGCATACTCTGTCGCTTGTTGGCACCATTTCGCAAATCACTGCGCTTGGGAAGGTTCTTCCCTTGACGGTGATGACGCTTATTCTGGTTGACCCCGGACTTGCCTCTCTTGGCTGAACCGCGCTTGTTGGACCCCTTATTATTGTTATAACGCTTGTTGTCCGAACTGGTGCGAGGAGAAGTCGCAGACTGCTTCTTGCGATTTTTCTGCTGCTTATGGTGCTTGTCACCCATTCGCCCATGTTGCTTCACGTCAGAGCGCTCGACAGGAGTGGCTTTCTTGTCTTTTTTCCACTTCTTCTTGGCCACTTTGTTGTTTTTCTTCCAATCATTAGACTGATAGTGCTTACTCACGTTAACGGTGACATTGTTGTTGTTAATAACCCTGTTAACCACCACCTGCTTGTTATAACTATTCTTTTTCCAATGACCAGTGTGCCACTGGTGCGTGTGCCATGCGTGGTTCTGATTGTTGACATATGTCACATACTGCGTATGGTGATGATGCCGCATGGTGTAAGGCTGGTGATAAATCTGGTAAGGGTTGTAGTGATGGGCATACAAATGTCCATGGTAGTGGAATTTATTATGCATCCAATTAAACGCACTCCTCCAGTGAACATGAAAGGCTGGATAAGTCAGAAACGTCTGAGTGGCTCGATGATAGGCATTGTAAGTCACACGTGTGGGACACATGCGATATCCATCGTAATGCACATTCAAACCCCTGTTATACGCCGCAAGGACAATTTTGCCAGCGCGGAAACAACTAACAAAGTCTGTATGACTATTAACCCATGTCCACCGATTAAGCCTGTAATCGAACACGTGGTCATAAACAATGATTGGCACATTTTGAGTATTGTTATAATTGCTGTATCCATCATCATATTCATATGAATCATATCCATCGTCGTAATATTCATCATAATCATTGTCATAGTGATCGTGATCTCCACAGGCCATGGCGCTCCGAAGCAGCAAGACCGAACTCAGCAAAAATACTGTGATTGTGATTCCTAAAATAATTGCTTTTTTCATATTTTTTCTCCTTAAGAGTAATTTTTTATCTTACTTTTATATAATAAGCCTTTTTCTATTCAAAGTCAAGCAAAAAATGCTTTATTCTAAAAATAACTAGATTGGCTCTTTAAAAGTGTAGATCTGAAACTTGATGGCTGCTCGGACACGTTGTTTTTTTCACCAGATACCTCTCTATGTTGCCACCGCCGGGGTGGGTGGTGTTACATGCCATGCCAACGTAAAATCCCGCATGTTGCAACATGTGGAAGAGATCATGCTTGTGGAACGGAAATAGGTGTCCATATCGGATTACTGGACCTTCAGGCTCAATAGGTACCTCGACATGGAAAAAGCTTTCATCTTTCATATTTTGAAAGATTTTTTCAACCAACAAATCTGGCCTAGACACATGCTCCAAAACGTGATAGCTAATCACTAAATCAAAATCGGACAAATCACTCAAATCAACGTCGGGGTCGTTCAAATCCTTATGTCTGGCATCATAGCCCATTTGTTTTCCAACAAGAACATTAAAATTTACAACATCGTATCCAACCGCTTTCTTGCCAGCTTGCTGATAATATTTTAAAAGTCTCGGAATCCGAAACCCCAACTCTGCGACTGAAGCTACTTCGAGCCCGGGGATTTCTCGCAAATGTTTCTCCAGTTCATTAGCGCGGACGAGATCTCCTGGATCCAGAACCATCTGATTATTGGTGACGTCATCAATCAAAGCTTCAACATCGCCGTGTTCCTCCTTAACGCTGATGCCTCGTGAACATTGCAACATTTCATAGTTATTCTGATCTGACCTCAACTTCAAAATGTATCTTTTCTCACCTAAAGCTTCTATCTGAACGTGATCTAAATCGTATTTGTCTTTTACCTCACGATACTGATCCCAGCCCTCGGCTTCCCCCTGATACACACGCTTCATTTCTTTACTGATTACATTCATTACCACTCCTAAGCCGACTCAGCTTCTTCGGAATTGTAGAATTGCTCGGCTTCGCCCTCTCTTTTATCAAACTTGAGAATCACTTCTTCATCCATAATTTCCAAAATCCTATTTTTAAATTTTTCATCTTTTATCTTTTCAGCCCACTTGGAAGGTTGAAACTTTTCTTGCGTCCCATCTGCGTGGGTGAGTGTGTACCAAGCTCCAGAAGATGAAAGATGTTTTGAGCTTTTAACAGCCTCGAACCAACTTTCTTCGTCCTGAACGCCGATCTCATCGCCCCACAGAATTTTAAAAGCACACTGCCTTCCTTGGGTGCCGAAGCGACTTTTTTCCAGCTTAACTTTAACCTCAGACCCCACTCGAAACCCCTTATCATCAAGGATGTAAGAAGCCTTGGCTTTGCGACCCGTCAGCCAAACGCGCAGCGAATAAGAATAGATCATCGCTTTGCCCCCCGGCGTCATATAGGGGGTTGTCAATGCCTCAGTCGGGCTCCGAGTAATATTAGTCTTCAATTGGTTAAGAACCAAGAATGTTGATTGCGTGTTAGCAATGGGAACTGTTAGCTTGGACATTCCTTTAGCTAAAATTCGTGCCTTCACGGCCATCGAGGAAAGGGGATTAAAATCCCCCTCAATATCAGAAATGGCTGGTGTCAAAGCCAGCGAATCCCAAATAAACAACATCCTGTTCTCGTTGGAGCCCAAGAGGTCCTCAATTGTTTCCAGTACAAATTCAACCGACTGGGCCTGCACATACAGCAGAGTGTCCAGGTGACACCCAGCCCGTTCCAAAAAGCTCGGGTCAATCGCTGATTCTGAATCAAAATAAATCACATCGATGCCCATCTTTTGAGCATTGGCTGCAACTTGTGCTGCCATATATGATTTACCAGTGGATTCAAGGCCGGCAATCTCCGTCACTTTGCCCACTGGGATTCCTGCCAGCTTGCCTCGGCAAACAATAGAATCAAGCCATCGAGAGCCTGTTGGAATCCAATCAGTTACCTGAGTTGGGTTCTCTTCTCCCAAATTGTGTGCCACAGGCATGCCTGCCTTGCGATTAATCAAATTACGCATATCGGCAATAGAAAGCTTGCCAGCTTTTTTTGCTTTCGCCATGTATTGTTTCTCCTTACACTAACACAAACTTTTTATTGGTATAATCCCAATGATAAAAAATACGCTGGGTTTCGGCCTGTTGGGGTGGTTGCAAAATTTGAGGCATAAAAGTAACTTTCTCAATAAACACCGGCACACTCTCCATACAATTATACACCGCCGCATCGTTTAAAGCAATAAGCCTATCCTCTTTAATCTTGCCCTTTTCAAGACGACTGGATCGCCCGATATACACAACAAGCTCCACTTTTAGGTCATCCAAAAGATCGTTGTATTCTTTCTCTTTCCCTGCAGCCTTATAATTTACAAACTTTTCCTTCTGGGTTTGGATTATCGACCCAATCCCCACCCCCATTGCATGAGCCTGGATCACTTTGACCAGAGTGTTGCCGGTCTCATCCCAATAGTTTTCAACACTTGGTTTAAGTTGCAACTCCCGAAGAACGGGCGATCTTGTCCAGGGCTTAACCTTAAAATTAGCAGACTTGTCCCTCATAAATGCATTTTTTATAGCCGTCCTGCGTTTTTGGGGCATCTCAGGAAACGATTTTCTCAGAAAAGACGCAACTGCCTTTGGTAGAGCGCCATCAGTCATTCCGGCGAATTCGCCAAAGGCGTCTTTTTGCTTCAACCACTCTAAATGTTCTTTGTCAGTAAGATTTAATTTGGGACGACTAGACCTGTTGAGGCCAATCCCACTCGTATAATCAGCTAGTATCTCTTCCCGATGATGTGTGCGACCATTCGCGTCAGCAAACGCTTTAGTTTTTATCACAAAAGAGGGGATTGTGGGCTTTCCCAACCGAATAAAAGCTTCTACTCTATGATGTGTGAGGGGAGCAAGCTTTGTCGAATCCTGCACACATGCAGTTACAATAGCGGCCTCGTCTAAGCCCATGGCATCAATATCTCTCACCAAATCGCGAACGTGCTCTTCGTTAAGGCCCTTTAGGCGAGGTTGGTTGCCCAATAGATCTTCATTTTTCTGCAGCTCTTTGGGATCAAGAAATCGAAAATCTACCACCTCCACGCCCTCGAAAGAGTCGGGGAGATCATAGCCCGCTCTTTTGGCTAGCTGTTTCCAGTTGCGAGCGCTCTTTATGCTCCTTACGGTCATCATCCTCTCCTTAATAGTGTTATTTGGTGAGACATCTGTAACCCCATGCCTCCCTGCGGGCATCTCTTACTTCTTCTGAACAAAGGCGTAAAGCTTCTCTGCTTCAGCGAGCACATCTTCAGTGGTAAAAGAGGGGACTGGGTTTCTCTGACCATCGGGTTTCAAGCATTCGTTATCAAACTGTCTTTGGTGTTTGCTTTCTAAAATGCCCATAGCCATTCCCAAAAGGTCGGTGCGGAGTTCATATCCGCTTTTACTAATATCACTCATTATAAATTCTCCTGTGTGAAAGTGAATGAGACATCTGTAACCCCATGCCTCCCTGCGGGTTAAAGCTTAATAAGACTACGACAGTAGCTCATTAAAGGCATCATCAACCGATGAGCCCTCTTTGTTGTTATACTTAGAAGTCTCCACCGAACTCTCCTCTGCTGTGCCCTCGTCGGACAAAAACTCGTCCAACATCGCACCCACTTGGTCCGAAGTTTTGCGATCAAAAAGGCCCTCAAACTCTGGAATGTTTTCCATCATCTCAGCACACTTTTCTGGCCCGTCTTGACAGAGAGGTGATGACTGTCTTCGTGGCTGAAGCTTCGTTTGCGGAAATGCTGCTCCGGCTGGTTTGCCGTAAGTGAGAATGAGATCGGTTCCCTCTTCCGCATCAGTAATGTCACCGTATTCAGGGTTCAAAACCAAATTGAGAAGAGACTCATACGCCATTTTTCCATATCCCCAGACGCGCACACCATCGGCCTCTTCACCACGCACAACAACTGGTGAGAAGAACCGTTGACGGGCAAAAAGGGATTTTGCCATTTTGATGCTGTCATCGGTGCCCTCATTATAGAGTTTGGTTGCAAAGCCGCACACCGGACAGTCATCTCCGTAATTCTTTTTAGGACACAAAAAGCCAGCATTCTTGCCCACATTATAGTGGAAAAAGAAATCCTTGAAAGGATCCCCATCAGGCGTGGGAACAATACGAATTGTCTGATCTCCGTCCTGGGGGCGCCAAAAATTGCTGTTGCCCCCTTTGTTGTCCAATGCTTGCTTTCTTGCTCGGATTTTTTTAATATCAATAGCCATTATTTTTTTTTCCTTATTGTTAGAGTATGCACAGCAAATTTTCTGCACATCTGACACTAATAGTAACACGCCTAGTCAAGACTGTCAAGAGAAAAGTTTTCAATTTGTGAAACATCTCCCTTGGTCGTGTTCCAATTAAAAACGCGAAAACCCTTCTCATCCAGGTCCCACACCAGTTCAGTTCCCTCGGTGAGTTTTCTAGTTTTCCCCCCTTTGGTTTTAGCTTCCAAAAATTCTTCTGGGAGATCTTGCAGCCGCGCAAATTTCATTGCGCGAGCTTCTCCATTCTTCTTTTCAAAAGTTCCAACATAAGCACGAATGCGAATAGACATATTATTCCTCCTCGGATTGTTCAATCGAAATACCTTGAACCATGGAACAGCGAGCCACCAAAAAACCATAATTATTCTTATAGTGAGTCGAATACACACCATAAGAAACCGCTAACTTGTCATCAATAATTTTTTCTTTCATTTGCTGCGTTATAGTATTGAATAGCTCTCTGTCGGTTTTTAGTATTTCATCGTTTACTGCATAATAATAACTCTTTTCACGCACACCTGTCAAGGGAAAAAATAATTTTTCTTCATTTTTTTTCATGTCAACAACACCTATCGTAGTGATTCTCGCCACTTCTAATGGTTTTGCGAAAGTGTCCATAATGGAGTTTGAGTGGTGAAAAACGTTCACCATGTGTATGGCAGAAACTAAAATTTTATTCAACTCATCATAATAGCCTATTACAGGCGCTCCACCCACAATTTTGTCCAACTCTACGTTGTCTACCAAAATAATTCTCTCAAGCACACCAGAACGTGCGTATTCTTGCAACACACCAAACACAATGCGCTCATGTGTCGATTTTTTCTCACTTATCAGAGAAACATCGGGCCTGACATAAAGAATGTGAATTTTACGCTTATTCAATTGTTGTAAAATAGCCAGCGAAGCCCCAGAAATAGCCCCGGAACCACCCAAGACGAACAACACATCTTCGCCCTCTGGAATATCTTTAAAATATCCGCTCAAATCGGGCACACTTCTTTCATACTCCTCGTGTGTGCCACATTTGGGAAAAAGGAAGTGATTTGGCGCTTCATCCATTTCGCAATCAATAGTATAAGTTTTATATTGAGGGTATTTGGAAAAACATTTAGCTATATTAACCCCAGCCCGACCAAGCCCAATTACATACTGCATTCTTTCATATCTCCGTAGTTTCTGCCCTCTCTCACATTAGTCAAAAAATCTGAAAAAATTGTCCGCGAAAAAATTTGGGCAACCTCGAAAATCAAATCGCGCTCACTCTCAGCGAAATCTATAACCAGACTATCATGTATTGAAAAAGAAATAAAGGATTTTTTATCTGACAGAAATTTATCCACGGCGAGCATTCGATCCAAAAACAAATCGCTGGTTGTACTTTGTATGATATAGTTTAATGCGTGGTGTGCATCTGCTTCGATCTTCCGGCCAAAGGGGGTCTCGATGTGTGTCCCATCCCAGTACTTCTGCAACACCCCCTCCCTGTCATACGCTCGACTTGACAAGTAATCTTTTGAACCCGGGTTATAAAGCCATGCAAAAATTCTCTTCTTGGCCTCTTCCCGGGACTGAAGATTACGATAAACATGCTTGGCATTCCACTCATGAATGTCTTCTTGGGGCTGCTCCTTTCCTGCGAGTGCGAGAAGCGTTCTCAACTCAGCAGCATTGAAATCCAACTCTACAAAGAAATCGTTTTGAGGCTTCACAACAGAACGATAGCTTTTATCCATCGTGAGTATGGGAAAGCTGCCCTTCTTTGTTGTGAGCCGACCAGTCTTAGTCCCAAAAATATTGTAAGAAACTTTAGGAGGAGTTTTAGATATCTTTTTATAAAATTGACGCACCTTATATTCTGCAAGGCGCTCTTTCAGAGGGGACATGTCGATAATTAATCTTTTTTCTTCAAGCTGGGAGACTAGCTTGGTCAAGTCTAGTAGAAAATCGTAATTGCTGGGTCTTTCATATGTATTGAAGACATGCTCGCTTATTTTGTCTTTCATTTGTAAGTGACTAATCAAAACACTCTCTGGCAACAGTTCGTAAAAGTCATGCTCGCTCAAATCAATCTTAGCTTCCCTATAAGAGCGATAAAAAGCCTTTAATCGAGCACTATTTTGCTCCCATTCGCTCTTTAGGTGCCCAGGGCACACTTCACCCAGAGTCTTGCCGTTGCAATACAAATTAGCATACTCAAAATCATTATTCTCTAAGAAGGAATGATATTTCCATGTTTTTGATGCCTTTTCTGGGAGCCCGTCAAGCAAGGTCTGATTCATAAACACTCGGAAAGAGGCTGGCGATAGATGGGGGCTCTTTGTCGGGCTTGTAATGACCTGAAACAACATCCTTGGAAGTCGGCTCCTTTTCTAAATAACCTTCTTGCAACTTCTGTAAATCAGAAGCTAAAATTTTTGCGTTTGGGCTGCGAGCAATCATTTTTGCCACGTTGATGCTCATCTCTTTCTTAGCCCAGCTATTAATATACATCATCGCCGTGTCAAAGTCAAATGTTTTATACAATGTGAGTATCTGTTTTATTTTATTTTTGAATCTATACTCGGACCAGTTTACACCACTTTCATGCATACGAATTATTAAATATGTCTTTAGCCAAAACATAGGCCCATAAAACATATCAACCTGTTCCTTTGTAATTTTCTGCCTGTGTATTCTCTTAGTTAATGAACTTGCTTTTGCACCTTCGGCGCCGACGTCACTATATTCCAACACCTGTGTGGGACAATTTGTATATGGGCGCCCATTCACATATGAATTATAAAATTCTACCAAATAAGCCTTCATCGTGTCAATATCTAATGAATGGGATTTGTAAAAATAGTCGTTTATCATCTGATCAGAATCAGACCAGCTACCATATCGTGACATGTATTCCTGCATCTTGGGGGAGGATAAATCTGCCACCAAACGCCACGGGGCGTTTCTATCAATCATAAACCCAAAATTTTTAGCGGACCTTTTAAAAAATCTAAAATTCTGGTCCTTTATAAAATTGTTTACCTTCGGGAGATCCTCGGAATGGCCTTTGCCCTGTAAGTCAATCATCAAACCGCAAACTGTATTGGGGCATCTATTAGATAATATATATCCGCTGCGGGTGAAAGGAAAATCGAACCCAACATCGCGCACAAACAAAATAAAAACGTGTACAAAATCATTAAAGTTTCTTATTCTCCTCTCCATGTATCGGTGATTTAAATACTTCTTGACAAAGGCGCTGTAAAGCCCTGTTATATAAGAGTGGTAAATATTGTTCACACTAATCCACCCAGTTTGTGGCTCTAGAGTGTTCAACAAAGAGTTGCTTGATTGAATGGCTCGAACAAAAGAGGCTTGTGAAAAATGATTTTGTAAATCACTAAATGCATCCGCCACAAAATCAACTACAAATATTGTTTTGTCACTATCTGTGTTTAAAGCTTTTAAATTTGTCTCAGACAAGAAAATAGTATCTCCTGTCTTGTCCACCTTGCCAAAAAAAGGCTTTTCATACCATAAATCAATTACTGCTTTTCCATTTATTGCGCTGCTGGTCGATAAATATTTATCCTTGTAAAATTTTCTAAACTTATACGACGCAATTGAATTGAGACCGTTGCGGCCTTGTGCAGTAAACACTCTATCATTGATGTGCTTTCGAGTTTTTAACATCTTCCTTTCCTCCCCTTTCTAAGCAGCATCGACGGGGCCCTCGTTTGAAGCAGTTCCTGCTCCGCCCATAGTGGCAGGCGACCCATCTACCGTGTCTGCCTGACGTATCGCATGAACAGTTGTGTTGTAACCTCCCGCCGACAAGTCTCCGCTTACTTTATTGACAGTATAATATCCACCCAAACCTAAAGCTTCTGTTATTTCCGTTCGCGTTTGGGGACTCCCAACCCCCATCATGGAGGGGTTGATGTATATAAATTGCCCTGGTTTAAATATGGAATTACCGATCATCTCTATGTCGGCAGTATATTGTTCTCTGAGGTGTCTAAGATCACAAGCCTGTGACGTTGCCCGGTGAGCAGCCAGGGCCGGTTGATCTACTCTATTAAACTTGATACTCTTTACTATTCCACTATCGCCTCCAATGTGAAGGTGGTGGATACCTCTCTGGGCGTCGGCCACGGGATCGCCTTTCAGATCCGACATACTAAACGAATATGAATATATGTAAACATATGTAAATAGGCTAGCAACTCCCTTGTTTTCAGCGTTTGGTATAATCTCCCCCACCGTTGCAGTCGAAATGCTGTCCACATTGATCCTGCCGCCTACGGGTATTCTTTCTTCCTTGCCGCCTGCTCCCGTTCCCGGAATAACTAAATTTTGAATCGTCACATTGGGTTGCGGAGTGGGGGCCCCAGTGCCCGGGAAACAATCCTCGCCCAAAGCAGCGTGTATAAGGTCTTTAATTGAGTCTTTGAGAAAGTCCTGCAACAAATATTCACTTCGGCCCATGCCAACAACATTGTTATTGAACCACTCTAAAAATTTATTCAAAGAAATTGCCACGTCAGCCAAGTTTATAATGGTCTTGGTTCCAGTATGTGGATCTGTAAAAGAAATTGGCCCAATCATCGCTCTAATGTTGGAAGCAGCCGGGTTTTTCTTCAGCACCGAAAAAGCCACATCCAATAAGTCCCCATAGTATATGTAATTAATTCTCTTGTCGTCCGGAGCCTTTAGAGTTTGAGTTAAGTTTTCTTTATTAAACTCATTTAGGCCCTTTTTTAAATCATCTGGATTTTCTAGAGCCCCCTCCACGGCTTTTTCCACGTTGGCACTCGTGTCTTGAATGCCCGTGTCGTCAGCATCGGCAACCTTCTTCTCTATTTGCGGACCCTGGTTCCCATCTGCCACCTCTTTTTCGGCAGCATCTCTGTCAGCGGGACTCATTTCGGCAAGCTCTTTTTCAGTCGGACTTGTGCTCCCAGCGGCGCGACCGCTCAAAGCGGCTTTAACATCCGCATTATATTTTTCAACATCTTCAGCAGTTAAATCAATGTAATATATCTTACCACTGGTGTGTATCGCGTTCAACAACCTTTGATACACAAAAATCTTATTAGACGCGGCAGCTGCATCATACGCCTCTTCAGCAGCCTTGCCCTCTTTGGCTATTTCTTTCTCCTTCCCTTCAATCGCTTCAACGTCATCTTCGCTGCCGGTTCCCTCTTTCTGTGCCTTTTCGGCATCCTTTTTATCTTTCTTATTTTTATCCAACAATTGTTTGGCGTCGTCCACTTCTGCCTTTTTCATATTTAAAGTCTGCTGACGCTCATCGTCAAGCCAAAGAAGGTCCGATTCGGGCTGCTCAAGAGCGGAATCGGAATAACCATTAAACTCAGCCTCCAATATGACGGTGCCGTCTTCATTAAAATTTAAAGTATGTCGTTGGACATTGACTAATAATGTGTTGGTGGACCCCCGTATCACGTCTCTCATCTCTGGATTGATAAATTCTGTGTCTGGATCTGCCCACCCATAAACAACCTTCATTGCAAATCTTTTTGTATCCCACAGATTAGATATGTTAAGACCACCTCCCTCTGGGCAGGTTGGAGCGGTCTTGTTAAGTTGTCCCGGCTGCGTGTTTGGTGGCAAACTAATCAAATCAACCAATGCTGGCTGACCTGGCTGCCGTTGAACCAGCATTTCTATATTTTGAAATAGGAATCTTATATTAACTTTGGTTATGCCCTTTTTAACCATATCGGAACCACCAGATTCAGTCCCGCCTGTGAGGTCGTAATCAAAACTCTGAATTCCAATCCCGTCTCCGCGCCCAAATCTGGTTTTAGTTATATTTTCGATTGATTGAGCGGACGTGTGATCACTAAAATTAAGTTCCTGCGTTTCTCCCTCTTCCGAGTTCGCATAAGAAACTTTAAAAATACGTATCTTTGGCACCAGAGCAGAAAGTTGATATGGCTTAATGCTAAAAATTGATTCAATGCCCTTCTTCGCGGTCAGGCGATTGATAACGTCTGTGGGCTCTCCCATAATAACAGCAAAATTATCATAGGTCGTACTAATATTGTTCTTATTGAAGGCAGACCAGTTCCAAAGCAAGTAACATTGCTCTTCGAATCTTGGTTCCCCGGCAGGGTTCTTGGTACCATCTGGTGCAACAGTGTTGTCCTGCATCTTTATACCTCAAGCATGCTTAAAATCTTGTGAAGAGGCATCGGTATATAAACAATATCACCATAAGAAAAATGAGCTTCGGTTGGCTTCTTATTGAACCATGCAATGATCCACCAGTATTGTGAATTGCCGTAATGTTTGTGTGCCAGCTTGTAAAAGCGATCCCCCACGGTCCAAATGTGCCCGATCTTTTGAAGTTGCCTCATTTGTTGCACCGTGGGATATGATAATTGTGGTGTTCTGAAATGTCTAATATAATTTACGTTTCTATCTTCCAAAAACTTTTTATATAGTTCATTTTTATTTCTAGTAATTTTACGGTTGCTATATCTTGAAGCCATTTTAGTCTCCTTTTCCTATATGATAGTTTGGAAGTCACTTACATTTTCAGTGCTGCCAAACTCTCCGGTCATTCCTGCTGGGTCTAATAAATCATCCTGAGAGGCTTCCACCATTTCGTCAGTCCCCGATGCACCATTGTCATTTACATTTGTAACATCCTGATCGGGAAGCTCCATGCCCTCCGGTTGTTCTGCATACTGCAGCCCATATGGAAAGCCCGCGCCACCACGCCAGTTATTGCCCGACCACCCAAGGGGATGAGTATGTAAAACTGTCAACTGAAAACTAACCTTGAGAAGTTTTGGCAGAGCGTTCCCGGGAAGATCAAAAAAACCAGCGTTGTCCGTATCTGGCGAAAAAGTAAAGCCCGATATAGCCCCCACGAGACCACCAGATTTCACACTCCCGCCATCGGGAGAGTTGATCCAATTAGAAAATCTAACTTTAACGAGAGGGGCAGTGGAAATGGTATTTGCGCCACCACCACTATACCCAGGATACAGCATAGACGTCAACAGCGAAAACTTACTAAGATTATCGGCAGCTTCTGAAACGCTCGCAGCAGGAACATCAAATCCACAGCTAATTGACCTAGACGTATTCTGAAAAGTTAATATGGGATCCATCCTGCCATACACTTCTTCCTTATTCCAATTAGAACTGAAACTATCTTCAAAATCGGTTATAAAGCCTTTAAATTTGACTGCACGACCACTGGCAACACTCATAAACTCTATGTATAGCTGGGCTTCTCGCGCATACTTGTCGCTTCCATCGCTGAATATAGACTCTGCTGTGGGGGGTCCGACAAATCCTGGTGGTTGTGGTGCCATTTTCTTTTTAATACTCCTCTCTAGCTAATTGCTATGTTATTAACCGCGTTTAAAGCTTTTGTCGTTGCCCTTCCAAGTTCTCTTTCGCCCACCTTCAAAACAATCGTATTTCCGCCCGCGCCTGCTGCCTGCGCAGAGGCCAGTTTAGAAATCGCCGCTGTGTTCTTTTCTATAGCTGCCATAATCGCCTCCATGCCGACTGGCTTTTCTCCCTCTTCATCAGAATCAAAAAGACCACCCACCATATCAGCGATGCCGCCCAAAGGATTTTTGAAAAATCCAACATACTGGTCAATCAATTTATCAAAAGCTGTAGAGCCTTCATCTTCGGCCTTGGCTGCCATCTCTTCGGAAACCACAACCTCCCCCTCGTGAACAGCGGCAATACCATCGCTTGTAATTTTGCCGCCAGTTTCCAAATGGGGAATGGTTGACATATTAAAGCCAAAAGTTTTACCTCCCATGAATGGCACCCAGCTTGGAACGTCTATGGATATCTTATTGAGGTTTGTGACCAACCAATTGACACCATCGATAATCACATTAATAAATGATTTAATTGTTTCCAAAGGATCAGTAAACAGGCCAACAAAAAAGTCTTTAACAGGCTCCCAATATCTAATTATGAGAAGCGGGAGGGCCAAAAATGGAACAAAGAACGCGCCGATCCCCAAAAGCCAATCCATCCATGCGCCGGCCTCGGTGAAGAAACCAACAAAGCCATCCCAAAGGTTCATTACTTGTTCCCACACCCAAATAAACCCATCGGCCACAAAGCTCAAAATTTCCGGCAAATACCACAACACAGCCACAAGGGCGACTACTGCCAAAACAACTAAGCCGATGGGGTTGGCCAGCATGGCAGCGTTCAAAGCGGTTTGGGCGGTTGTGGCCAGCCACAAGACTCCCGTTTTAATGCCAGTTGCAGCAGTAAGAGCCCACGAAGCCGCTGTAGACGCAGTAGTTGCTGCCAAATTTTTAATTTGCACACCCAGATTCGCCCAGCCGGCTGTCGTATTCAGGCTCATGGCAAGTGTTCGTGCCCTGGTGGCTGCAGCAGTGGTGTGCCCCCACAGTGCTTGAGCTTTGCTCACGGCGATGTCTTTAGTTCTGAGGGCGATGGATTTTATGCCCATCACATAATCACCGTTGTCAAGAATTTGTTTACGGGTCTGCCTATCAATACCCAGTTTTTGCATCAGCAATGAACTTTTTTGCAACAATAAGTGTTGCTGCTTTACCGTCATATCAGCTTGAGTGGCGGTGATGCTGGCCCACATATTGCTTGCCGTAGTCGCTATTGCAGTGCTAAAAGCGGCAAATGGAGCCATGAAGCCGGCGCCTGTCATAAAAGAAACTAGTCCAGCAAATGCAAGCGACACTCCTATAACCCCTGCGGGTCCAGAGATTTGTTGTAAAAGCCAACCTAACCATTTAAGCGGGGCACCAAGAATGGGAATGGAATCTCCAAAATCTTCAATGGCCTCACCCGCATCAAACATTACATCCATAATTCCAAGCATGGTATTAAGCAAAAACCGTGCAACTGAAATTATTGGCATCACTGCAACCGCCATTCGTTCCATCACGAGATTAAATTTCTCTCCCATGCTCGTTGCCGCTTCGGTCATCTCAGCCATATTGGCCTGCGCCGCCCCGGCAGCAGACGCCTTTTCAAGTGCATCATCGAAAACGCTTAAATTTTGCCCAAACAACTTATTCGCTGTATTCATGTCCTGAATGCCGGCTGCGGCCATGATGGCTTGCTTCTCGAATCTGCCCATGCTCGTCCACGATCTGCCAGAAGCGGCAACAGATTGCTGAAGTAATCTTATCCTCTCTTCCTCGGTAGCGTTTAACATCTGCATACTGTTTAGCAAATTGCCACCCAAAATAGCATTCAATTGGCCAGACGCAGAAGCAGCCCCTTCGATTGTGTCAAACTGGCCAGCAATTCCCATAAGCTCGTTGACCTCCACACCGGCGGCCTTTGCCGTTGCAGCAAGTCCCTTAAAAACGTCAATACCTTGTGGGCCATATTTGGCCAATTCTTTCATGGCAGAGTTAAAATCTTGAGCCATCTTACCCGGGGGCACTTGGAGCGCTGTGGCTGTGGCCAACAATTCTTTCGAGACATCCTGGGCCTCGGTCATCGACATGCCCCAACCCTTCATGGCATTATCGAGAATTTGACCAGTATCAGTTCCAGCCACTCCCAATTTTGTCATGCCAGCCGTAAAAGCTGCAGTTTCCGCCTGTGCCTCTTGTGTTAGTCCGGTGAATCCGCTCATGCCGGTATACAATTCCTGAACGGCGGCTGTGGATTGTGCTATGGATGCGCTAAAATCTCGACCTTCAAGAGTGGCTTGAAAAATAACTTCGTTATATTCTTCCCCTGCACCGGTGGCCCCTCGAAATGCACTAATTTGTTGATCTAGTTCGACAACCACTTTCGCGGTGGATTCCCCCACCTTCATCAGGGTCGAACCAACAATGTTGGCAGTTGTCAGCACCTCGCTCATCGACTTTCCAACGCTAGTAAGCGCTTCACTAAAGCTTGTTTGTTGTGCTATGTTGTAAAACTTGCCAAAGTTGGTCCCTTTCCAAGCGTCACTAATACCGAGGGTTTTTTGTAAAATATCACCAGCTATTTCAGCAGACTGCCGCTGAATGTCTAGCGCTTTTTGAGCCTCATCATTAATCTCTTTTGACTTGGCTATAATTCCATCTAAATGACCCGTTTTGGCCTCAAGGGCATCTATCTCAGTTTGCAGCGCCAGGGCTTGATCGGCACTCAAATTAGAATTGACTTCAGCGTAAGATTTAAGATCTTTTATTCGGTCTTGAAGCGCATCTTTTTGTTGCTGGGCAGATTTGAGAGCTTCCTGTGCAGCATCTGCAGCATCTCGCTGCATTGTGGCCTGTTCGCGAAACCCGTTAGCAACCTCTTCAGCAATTTTCCGCAGGGCCTCTTGAGAACGTTCTTGTGCTGTTCCGGCTTCAGCAATCTCGTTTTGAAGCTTTCTAGATCTTTCTAGTAAAGCATTTATTTTTCTTTGTTCGTCTGCGTTGGTCACTTAGGTCATCCTCGCTTCTATTTGAAAGGCCACTTTATACCAGTGGCTCTTTCAAACTTACCCACTGCATTTTTCAACTCTGCTTTTGATTTGTAAGTCTTTGGATCGTTGAGGCCGTATTTATTATACGCCTCGATATAGCTTTTTTCTCGTTGAAGGGTGTTCGCGAAAGATTTAATTTGCGTTTGTGTCCCACGGATTGTTACAGGGACAGCGGGCCCGCCGAAAGCTCTGCCCAGTATTGTCTGAACCCAGCTTCCAAACATTCCTAAAAAACTTTCATTAATCTCGGTGCTTTGTGCCGCATTTAAATCAATGACGACAGAAACCATCTCTTCCTGGGTATTTTTGTCCATCTCTTCTTACCTCCAAAGGCGCAGCTAATCATTATAAATAGTTATTATAGGAAAATAAGGAAGGAATGTTTAGCCTATCTAGCGCTTCTTGCCACCTTTGGAAGATTTTTCTGCGGCTTCAGCTTCCATCTCCATTTGCTTTTTCAAGCGATGTATGAACCACAAACGAATTCTTACAGGTAAATTGTAAGCCTCTATAAAGCTCCAGCCACCATAATATTTTAGAGCAAAAAATTGTTCGTAAACATTTTCAATATATTTATCGCTTAGGCCAAAAAAAGTCAGAGGTAAACGGTACCTCCATCTCTTGCTCAAAGCCGCAAGAGTGGCAAACAAAGTCCTGTTTCATTTCTATGTTCGGAGCCAACTGAGCATAAATGTCTCTCAAGGCTCGGGCCTCAAACGCTGTCAGGGAAGCAACGAAAAGATTTATAAGATTCATTTCAGATGATCCGTTGACAGACGCGATGGCCAAACGCAACTGGTCAGTCAAAACCGACTCTGGAAGATTTCTCTTTTTCTTGCTGGCAACTATTTTCGCCAATCTCTTTTCATCAATGCCGGTTAAAAGTCTTAATTCAACTTGGTGGCCCGTCTTTGGGGTTATAGCGACAAATGTTCCATTTTGCGTCTTGTCTACGCCATCAGGCACAACAGATTCCTTCTTGCTACATGTCTCTAAATCAAAAGAATTAACAGCATGTTCGCCACAACTTGGACACATGACTTTTGTCTCATAATTAGCTCCATAACCTGTGATTCTTGCCGCTACCACGAGGGCATTTTTATCCCCCACCAAAAGATCATCGACATTGATGCCTTTATTGACAATAATATTCTGCAAAAATCTATCGATTGCAATTCCCTTTTTTAAGAGTGATTTGGAAGTTAAAATATCTTCATCTCTCGCTGTCATATAGCGAATTTCAACAGAACTCTCACCGTGCAAGATGTGACCTTGTGGGTAATATAAGCCTTTAGATGGCAAATCAACAAATTCTGTTGGAGTTGAAAAAGAAAGCGGAGGTTGGGAAACCTCTTGTTCGCTTTCTACTTTTTCGTTTTCAATGGGGGGGGCGGGATCGCTATTTTTGTGTGAGGTTCCTAATCTTGCTTCATTATTTCGAATTGACATAAAACACCTATTTGTTTTCTCCTAAATTATCTATCTTAAGCGCCTGGAAGTTGGCCCGGTCTGGGTGGTGGGGCTCCATCTTGAGCCTGTTGGGCTGCTCGGGCGGATCCGCCAAAGCCTTCTAAGATGGCATAGTCATAACGTAACGTTACAGTAATATCAACCATATTTTCTGACTCGTAATCCAAATCGCCAAAAGCGATATCTTTGATCCATCCGTTGACCAACGTCCACTGCTCAATTACATTTGGTTCATCTGCACTAGTGGCGTTTGCTCCAAGTTGTAAAATTCTCACCTCTCCGAGACCAACAGTTGATTTAGCTTTTGAAATGGTGGAGATACTATTGCTGTAGTTATCAGGGAAATTCCATCCAGACGCCAGGAATTTACCAAACATAACATTGGCAGTATCAGGAGTAACAGGATCAGCCAAAGTTAGAGCGACCGTTTCCCAGTCTGCTCTCCCCGGATAATAGAAAGTGTGATTAAGAAACTTATGTGAAGTTTCGCTAATTGTTACTTTCGGTTTGGTCACCTTCTTGCAAAGCCAGGGGTCCATACCTCCTACATGGCATAGCCATCTATACTGTCTTTTAGGTTCTATACCTGCGTCTGTCCAAAAACCTGCCATCTCATTATATCTCCTTTCAAAAAATAAGAGGTTGTACTATAAATAGTGAAGCGGATTAATTAATCCGCCGCACTATCTTTTTTTTTTGTTTAATCCTCAAAAGCAGCGCCGCTATTTGAAATATTAAAGTCAATAGCGATGAACTCAATAGCTCTTGTTGGCTTCAAGAAAATCTTAGCATACATGATGTTTCTATCAATCAACTCGGGGGTTGTCGTAGTCTTATCAAGTACAACTTTAAAATCATCCAAGCCAAATCGAGCCTTGACTGATCTCAAGAACGGATTAACTCTGCTTGTAAAGCGGTTCCAAGTGGCAGGAACGTTCTGGTCAAACAGAACAGTCGAAGCCATTCTAGAAACTTCTTTCTTGATAAAGTTCATCAAGCGGCGCACGTTGATCCGATCCAAAGCAGACGGTGTAATCTGAAGTGTCTTCTGCCCAAAGACCACCAGCCCCTCATTCGGGAAAGATGCGATTGGGTTAATGTGCGACTCATACAGTTTATCTCTCTGCTTCGAAGTAAGCCTCTGTCGAACATTGACCACGGGGATCCCCGCTGCGCCAATACTCAGGCCGCCTCGATTGAATCCAGCCGGAGCAAACCAAAGTTCTGCCTTCTTTTCTGTGTTTGCCATCACACCCAAAGCGACAATTGAAGGAGGTGCCCAGAAGTGCGATCCATTTTGTGGATCTCGAATTTGAACCCACGGATAGTAAGCACACCCGTAACTGGTGTTTTCCTGCATCTGCTCCAGTTTTTCAATTACTGTATCGATGTTGCCTTTTCTGTCCTGCTCGGTACCGACAGCCTCGGTGTTCGGCTTATAGCCTCCCGGGAGGTCAATAACTGCCAAAGAATCGGCCCTATCTTCGCAAGTACGTATAATCCTCTGATTTAAACCTTCCAGCGTCAATCCTGGCATTGTGATGATATTACAATCCACAACTTCTGGATCTGCAACCGACTCAATAGCTCTCTTAATAGAGTTGTATTCATAACTTGTCGTCTCATTGACGTTGGCCATGTTGCTATTTCGGAACGGCTCCATCTCATGAATGTCCAAACCATCGGCACCACCAACGACAGGGACGACAAACTTATTAAACCCTCTTTGAAGGATGGCAGCATAAGATCCGGTTCCCCTGTAGGAATGACCTTTAGCTCTGGCGCCCTCATCCCAATACATAACACCAACTGCGTCATTAGCAACGGGGGATCCAGGCCCGCCCGTGGCGTTGTTGGAAGCCGAAAGATCATCGAGCGTAAATATAAACGAAGCAGTCAAAGCGGCATTCGTAGTTCTACCAATCTGCTCTGCAATAGAAAATGCTGCAGGCAGCGGTCGTGCATAATCATAATAGTTTTCATCAAATTTGGACGTAGAGCCGTATTGCTGTGTGGTCAGACCCCAATAGGCTTTGTCCGGACCAGGGGCTGTTAAACTATTCACACGACAGGTGGCTCCAGGATAAACGAAAGACCAGACGCCTGCACCAGCCGGCATGCCGTCAATCAATGAGTCCTCGCCACCGTAAATTTGACTAATTTTTCCAGCACCCGTCACAGGAACAGTTGTGGCAGTCGTGCCACCATCAGTCGTATATGGCACTGCGGCTCCACTGATTGCAAACCATTGTGCATATTTCATCGGACCCTTATATCCAAAGGGCAAATATGATTCGTTTGTTAAAGCTGCGTCCACTTGCTGATCCATTTCAACTCGAATGAAATTTGATCGATTGGGGAAATTCCCATATTCTTCATACCGAGATTCCTCGTAATTCCAAACGAGATACGTATCACCAATTTTTTTAGCAATATAGTTAGTAGAATTCGGATCCAAACTACATTCGGGGAATCTTTCCAGGTACTCAATGGCTGCGTCATTGTCCTTGGAGTTTCTGATCACAACCGTGAAAGTGCCATATGGGTTGTCTTTCGACGTCGAAGCTCGGATATCCTGAACTGCTACTTTAAGTCTCTGTCCTTCCCACAATCCACTATGCCTGTTGTGGAATCTAAACAATTTTTGCATGTTGGTCGTAACGAAAGAGCCTGTGGCTTCGGATAAATCTTGCGAGAAAACCCATCCACTTTCTCCGCTGCGCATTTCAACTCGATGGTCTGCTTGGTCAATAGTTCCAGCAGAGTTGACGAGCGGTAAAATAACACCCAAATAGCTTGAAGCCGCCGACGAGGTGACCGAATGCTGTTTCTGGTCAGTGTTTCCAAGCCAATTTTCATATGACTCGCCAAGCCAATAGGAAGACGTTGAAGCAGCAATCCCCACATTTTGATTTGTCAAAGTGGGATTGGTGTTAAAAACTTTACGAATAAATTTGTTACTCGTCTCATTAAAGTTAAAATCAGTTGTGTAAATAACCGATCCATTAGTATCCTTGACCACGCCACGGAATCCAAAGTTTTCACCATTGGCTTTGATTGCGCGGCCAATATTACTAACAGCTTGCTCACTATCATCTGCGGCGGTACCGCTTAATTCCATCCAGCCTCTGTCCATATACCAGACCGCACCCAAGGTGCCTGTCATGCCCCACGCAGTGCCGGCGTCCGAGGCACTAGGGAAAAGGAAAAGCCCATACGCACCACCTTCGTTAGTACTGTCATACTGATTAGCAGTTACCCATCCAGCTTTTCCCGCAGAAGTGTTGTTGTTGTTTTGAGCACCCAAAAGTCGAACTATGGTTGCCGGAGTGCTGTTTCTCAAATAAGCTTGCGCGGCATAGCCAGCGTAAGTAGGCGCAGTGTAGTTACCATATCGCCACACATCTTTGCCGCTGCCTCCCGGGATCGGATTCCCGAATATTTGTACATATTCCGAAAAAGATTTAACTTTAATCGGCTGCATGGAGGGTCCACGCTCTGTTCGGCCAATAATGACCGGCCCAATTTTGTCAGACTCTTCCGGGATGAAGGAGTTATCTATCTCATTAACAAAAACTCCTGGTGATACAAATTTAAATTGCTTAATTGACATCTTATTGCTCTCCTTTTACACTCGCAAATAGTGGCTTTATTTACAATAATTTTCTCTTATAATTAGTGTGCTACTTGTCCAAAACGCTTTAATTTTTATCGGAAAGTAAATCGCACTCTGGTGGGAAATTAGGTGACTCTATATATTTGCCCTTCTCGGGGTTCTGTATTCTCTCGGACTTTCCAGGTGTGCCCCCTATTCTCCTACAAAAAGCTTGCCAATCAGCTTGACTTATATTTTGCGGAAGATCACCGTATATTGTCCTCTCATTTGTGTATTTTACGTCAACTATGCTTTCCCTTATCACAATTTTAGGGGTTTCTTGGTTTTCATCGGCGCCAATAACGTACCCCAAAACGTTCACATCAAATTTTGTCTCTATAGTTCGTTCGTCAGTACCCATGGATGAAAAATTATTTTCTTGTCCGAAGGTTTGTGCCATAAAAGCTTCGTAACGATGTCCATCTCTGGAGATCGTAAAGTAGTTAATGCCTCCTGTGTCTGTCCAGAAGGGTGCCAAAGCTTGATTCATTTGTTGCTGGTATTGCGTTCTTATATTTATAGTATAGGTGATATACAAATACACCGGTATGGGAATGGAAGCATATTGATACACAGTTTTCTTAGGAGGTCTGGGGAAATTTATTTGTCCTCTCTTTTCTTTTGCCAATGCGTTTTCAAAATCACCCGTTTTAACTTGATTGATTTTTCTTGCAATAACAACGCCATCTTTTTTCCCATCGGGATATAAGTGCTGTATATTGCCAAAAAAGCCGCCCTTCTTAGATAAGCTTTTTTCCACGGCTGTGCGCTCAATGGTCATGATGGGGAGAATAATGGTGCCATCAGAATCTCTCAAGTCCTTATTGTGTTTTGACTGGTATGATCTTTCTGCGGACGCCCAAATAATGGGCATTTTTTGCCATCCGTTATTACCTACAACATGCACGTTCATATCCTGCATATGATCCCACAAAGCACCATCAATAGTTTCGATATTTGATACTTGATATGGTATATATTCTTGTGTTGTCGTCATCTAGCGTCTCTCTCCTCAAGGGTACGAATTTGGATTTCCTATTATGCCTCCCGCGTCAAACAAACTTTGACGCGCTTTAATGCACTGCGCACTTATCTCTACTTTGTGTGCTGTCTGGCCAAACAATTCCTTTGGCTCATCTGTGGACACGATTTCGTAATAAGATTGGCCATACAAAACAAAATCTCCTTCACGCACATACAAATCTTGATCCTCTGTCAATCTCCTGTGATGGAAATGCACCACAACCGAAGATCTGCGGTGGATACCGAGATGAGTATTCTCTGTCTCGTAACCTTTCCACTCTACAAGGGCATATACTCGCACGGGCGGAAGAAAAGTTTTTCTTATCGCTTCACCATAAATATCATGAAAATTTGTGTGATCTATGCTTATTGGATAGTATAAAACTTGTTGACCAATGACTCTCTCGATGAGTTCGTCATTGACTTGCTTAACAAGGTTCCTCTCCTTTTGTCCCATAAAAAGGGAAGGAGGTGGCTGTTCCGGTTGTGTCCATTTGTTCTGAGCCATTCATTATTACCCCATAAAAACGCCAAAAGGAATATTCTGCATAACCTTGTTTGAACTTTCAACCAAATTAGCGTCGGATTCAGCCAGCTTGTTGTAAGTAAGTTCATCTAGCAATGTCTTTAATTCTTCTCTTAACTTGTCCTGCTCCTCTTTACCCTCGGTAATGAGCGCAGTTCCGTTTAGTTGTACGGCTTCGCCTGGAATTGGGATTGAGCCAAATTTACTCCTTACCTGCCCCAACATTTCTTTGCTCAAGGCAAGAGAAAATCTTCGTATCCACTGTTTACCTATCGAATTAATATTTGTGTAGGGTATGTTTTCAAAGGGTAGTGTATTCATATTATTGACACCCTCTGCTCCCGTGTTCTTTTTCGATGTTTCAACCCAAGCGTCTTCTTTGACGGTGAATTCAACCCAAAATTTCTCCGGAGAGTAATTATCCGCCGGTATTGGGAAAATTCTCAAATTATTATTTTTTATCTCATATGAATAATGTGACATTCGAGTGTAAATGGCATCTTCATATGTCATAGCTTGGGCTTTATTTTGCCAAATTGGAACTATCTGGAAAGTAGAATCATCTGCAAACTGCCCATAGGTGGACATGTTGCCCACAACATTAATTCCACCATAATACCCATAAAATCTCCACATAGCCCTCGGTGTCTTATAGTACACTTTTCTAATAGTAATCTTGTTGTCGCCAACCTTAGAAAAATATGGCACTCTCCCATCGGTTGCAGCGCTGCTCGATATTAATGTTTGTAAGTCGTAGTCCTGCACTCCTCCGGTCATATTAAAAGACCCAGAGTAAATGTTTTCAGAACCGCCCAAGCCAGCCTCAGTAGAAATCCCATCAGCAATTCTTCGTGAATATGCATAAGAAAATTTTGGGAACCTCAAAGCCACATTCGAACCCGACAAGGCATCTCCGGAAATGATCTGCCCATCCTGGTTAAAGGAAGCTGTTGTGTTGCCCAAAATATCCGATAAAACATTTTTAGCCTGATGGGAATTAACAATATAAGAATATTCTAAAACAGATTCTTCGTAAGCTGCATATACTTGATGTTCTGTTATTTCAATATCGAGCACATCACCGCCCAACTTTTTATAAACATAAGCGACCTGATCTACTGCCCCAGAAACAAACGCACTGGTGCCTGGACCGGACGCATATATTCCGAAAGGAAGTGGATTAGAAGTTGTATTAACATTACCGGGTGAACCTGTCACGGGCAACACGATAGCGCTAAAAGAACTCGCAGGTGTTAAGGTTGGGACTGCCATATTATATAATCCTCCAGCTATAAATAGATTTGCGTTCTACTAATAGAAATAAAAAACCCCGCTTTCGACCGAAATCAAAAGCGGGGCACGTATAAAGCTTAATTATTAATATTCTATATTAACCTAAAAAGTTTTCTATAATAACCAAACCATACATATCAGGCCGCACCATCTTCTTAGCGTAGCGAGTCATGACACCCTTACGCGGCACGAAATCTTCCGTACCAAAGATAGTGGGAGTGACCTGAAGCGGGACATAAGGCGCGTAGACATATCCACTTTCGAGGAAGCTGCCACCTTTACGACCAACAAGGACCACATTACGAATGAAATAGGGGTCCACATAGACATCCCATTTCTTACTAATCTGGCCAACTTTCACTGCTCCAGCGGTACCCTTGGGAGTATCGGCGGTCACGCTTGCGCGGAATCCGCTAGTAAACTCAAGGAGGTTGGCAACTTCAGGGCTACAAACCAAGAAGTTAGCTCCGCCACGGAGTGTCTTACGGTGGATATTAGCCGAAACATCATTGATTGTCTCAAGCAATGTTTCATACCATTCGGAAACGGTACCGGTAAAACTAGTTCCACTAACACTATCGCCCGTGTCTCGATTGACAAAGACGCCAGCACGACGACTCCAATAGTAAGTCTCGGCAGAAGCACCCTTAACAAGATCTTCCAGAATCTCACGATCAATTTCAAGAGCAATCTGCTCAGAAAGAATGCTCGTAAGTTCAACTTCGGCATCCAGATTGTGATAAGCCTGGAGGTCTTGACCAAGTTCTGGCGACCACTTAGCTTTGAGCTTTTTGGTGATTGCTGTCACAGCAATACTATCCACTTTAATATCGATCTCGGGAATGAAGTTTTTATTGCTACTAGATCCAGCTTGACCGGTTCCAGGCGTAGGTTCTTCAAGTCCCCAGGTGTCAATACCTTGAACTGCTCCAAGTGTATCAGCATTCTCGAAATTGTCAGTAATCGGGAAGGTAAACGTCGTTGCACCAGTCGCAACATCAGTGTGAACCGATTGCGAAAGGTTAGACGTATCACCAGCGCTTCCTACGGATGCAGTACTTTCAATCACAAGAAGAATTGAAGTATTTGTTGCATCTGTCAAAGAAAGCGATGTTGCAGCAGCATCAGCTTGAGCGGCACTACGACCAACCAAGCGTGTCAAGCGTCGGACAAGTCGTCCTGCACCTGCGATGGCGCCACCAGCCCCGACCTGAGTCAGAGAAAGAGCCACCATATCATCACGATTAAACTGGGACAGTTCTGAATCCCCCGGAGCCGTACAAACGACAACGGATTTACCAGACAGGTCTGGATCGTATTGACACAATTTGTTAAGGTCTGTTTTGACAGATCCACCACCAAGGGAGGCGGCTGTAACAGACTCTGCTGTACAGAATTCACTTGCGTTGGCAGTCGTTCTGTCAACAACACCAGACGTAATCATTGTCAAAGCAAGACTAGCCGATCCAGTTGGCGAAGAATAACCATTATTGAGGCCGTAAAAACTTCTTTCTGCGTTAGCAGCAGTAAGAATGACACCACCAGTAATCTGCGATGCAACACGACCTCCACCATAAAGTGAAGTATCCTGACCATTATCAAGCTTTGCAGCTTGAAAAGTAAAGTCAAGAAAGAAAATGAGGCCCGATGGCAAGCTCATTGGTTGAACTGACACCAAGTCATTAGCAATAAGTGAGCCGAATACACGACGCACGATTGGGAAAGCAACTGCGGCAAAACCTTGCACATCACTTGCTGCCATAGAACTAGCTTCACGAAGAAGCTCTTTAGCTTGATTTTCAAGCAAACGAGCCATACCCGCCTTTTGTTCACTGTTATCGCCTAATCCCTCAAGAAGTCCGGTCTTTTCCCACTTGTTAAGTAGAGCGGTACCTTCCTTCTGGAGGTTGCGATTAACAATGCCTTCTGTTAATTTATCTAAAACTGACATATTTTTTTAATCCTCCTATAAGTTATTTAATACCAGCTAAGAGCCTCATCCTATCAGAAAAATTATAGGATTTAGCTCTTTCTTCCCCCCGATGGGGAGAAAGTGTTAAAGACCTTCTCTCAACAGCCTCGCCTAGTGATTTTGGCGCTCTTCGCCTTGATACGGAAGCTTTACCCACCGTGCTTTGAAGTGCTTCGAAAATTGTCTTAGCCTCTTCTACAGAGCAAGCTTTTGAAATGGCCTCGGCAATAGTTTGTCTTTGCCGCTCATTCAAGGAGTCGTCACTTAAAGCTTGATTTGTATAGAGCAGTTTTGCATTCTGAAGATTAACTTCATTTAAAGTATCCTTCATCTGCAAAAGCATTTGTTTGTATTTCACGTTTTCTTCCATGCGTGAACTTACTTTATTCTTTAATTGTTCAATTTGTTTTTTGGCCTCTTCTAATTCCTCGGTCTCTTCTTCTCGGAGTTTGTCCATGACGTCTACTCCGATCTCTGATCCAAAAAACTTTTTCCCACCGGGCTCTCCCGGCTTTGGTCGTTCCTTTTTTCTCTTTGCTATTCTTTCTTCTTTTTCTTTTTTGTATTTCGCCTGTCTTTCGGCGCCCTGTCTGGCGTACTCGCCCTGTTGAAGAGCAAATTCATCAAATTTTTCCTTGGCTTTGCGGCCCAGGTCGCCAAAAAACCCTTCGTTCAACGCTTCGTCTTCATCTTCTTCGAGTGGCACGTCTAGCTCGACACCCGTCTTGGCTTGTAATATATCAATTTCATGCTCGACTGAGGAATCTGGTCGCTGCAGCCAGCCAGATTTGGTTGGCTCGCCGTCCACCGTCAACTCTTCTAACATGTCAATCAAGTCTTCCTCGTTAAGTTCGACTTCTTCCTCTCCTTCTTTCTTTTCCGGGTCTTCTCCCTCCATCAAAGGGGATGCAACAGCTGCCTCGCCACCCATTTCTGGCTCATCACCAGCCTTCATTTGGGCTGCTAGTTGGTCAAAATCAATTTCAATCTCCACGTCCTCCCCGGGACATGGGCAAAGTTTGTCACCCTCTGTGGCGGCCATGGGAATTTGCTGTGCCAACTCTTCATCAGTTTCTGGGACGCCTTCCTCACCGCCCAGCGGATCGCCAAGCGGATCGCCAAACGGGTCATCTGCCAGGGGGTCTTCTTCTTCCTGCTCCAAAAGACTCTCGACAGCTTCTTTGATTTCGGCTTGATATCTTTCAATCACCATCTGCTCTGCATTTTTAAGTGCTGCATTTTTAAGTGCTTCTGCGTCTATAATCGACTGCTCTAACATTGTTGACATTTCTTATATCGCTCCTTTGACCAATAGCTGTCTTATCAGGCTAAAAGTAAATTATTTTTCATCGTTTATAAATAGTTGGCTTGGTGGCAAAATGACTTGTTTTTTAAATTTCAACTTTTCTAACCCACACCGATTGAGCCCGACCAGTTGCCCGCACCGGCAACCATGCCTGGGATTGAGCCCGTTTCAATAGGAGTGAGCCCCGCGATGATGCTCGCAGAACAGGCGAGATTGCTCTTGTCAGCCAAAAGATAGATACGCTCTACGCGCCACGTTCCTGTGTATGATTCTCCATTATCCAGCACGTAATAGTTGTGATTACCTTCCGCAGCATTAACGCCATTTTCACTAAAGCCGACTCTCAAGGGTGCTGAAGTGCTCCCCGTAACCGAATTATAGACGGTGACAAAATTTGTGACACGAGGAAAGCAAACCGCCACAGGCGTATGCGTCCCAGATGGGGGCACAGCAAAAGATGAAGTCACATATGGAATACTTGAAATTTGATATGAAGGCACATGTGCGTTGCCCGCTTTGGGTATGTAATTGACCATTTATTTTGACCTCTCTTCTAATTGTTGTCTTTGTTCTTCTTGTTTTCTTTTCGCCGCTCTTGCAAGCGCGCTCTTAACTCTTCTCTTTTTGTCGGAAGGTTTTTCATAATACATTTTTTCACGGTATTCCTCTAGAATACCTTCCTTTTTTACCTTCTTCACAAAACGTCTTAATAATTTTTCGATGCTCTCGTTCTCTCTTCTCACGACTTTAACATTAACGTTTCTAGCCATTACTAATTGTTCTCCATGTGTTACCAAAGACACCTGCCAAAGTAGAAATATCCACACCGGGGTCCTTGGGGTCAACGCCCGATAATGCAGAGGCCGGTGCGGATGGTGTTCCGGGTTCGCCGGCAGTGGATAAGGGGTCTGTGCCTTCAAAAAGGTCAACTCCATTAAAGGAACTAGTTCCAATGGCATCTAACATTTCCTGTCTCTGTGCTTTCAATTCTCTCATTGGCTCGCTTTCTCTAAGCTCCGAATTGTTCACCATAATCTGTTCTTGTGGTGCGGGCTTTTTGCTCTCTTTAACTAGATTGTTGCCGGAATTTAAACCCATTGCAACCTCGGAAATAACTTTAGATAGAATGCCATCTTCTAAAAGAGATTCTTGAATGCACTCTTTTACAATCGGTTTGATAAGTTTTTTAAAATCTGATTTTTTCATTTATTTCCCTAATAGCATTTTTCTAACAGATTCGCGAATTCGCCCTTCACTTTTTTGCGCATTATCTCGCGCATTCCCATAAGATCTCAAGGCTGCAATTGCTTCTGGGATGTTCAATCCAGTGAGCGCTTGCACTCTGATCTGTGCTTGGGGGCCTCCAGAAATCCAGGCAGAAGACCATCGATGATGACCGTCTAAAATAAAATTTTGATCACCATCTTGAATTGCAATCAAGTTTGGATCTCCGAATGCAACGCCACCGACAGGGGTGGGTCCAAAATTTAAAATATTCCACAAACTTTTATCCAAATAAACTTCACTCTGTGTGGGAAAAGATTTGGCAACATCAATTGTGGCTTCTCCTAGTGCCACAGAACTATCGCCGTCAGGCTCGGGGCCGTCATCTCGGAGCCCTTTTGTTAAAAATGCCTCCTGTTCTTCATCGCTGGCCGTGTCTAGTCCTGTGGGGAATTTATCGGGCATATCATATGCGACTTCTTGTAAAGGTGCGAAAGGTTCTTTGACATCCAGTTCACCGCGTGATAAGCGCCCTTTCAAATCTTCCATATCTTTATCAGGATCAACCACCGGCATATCAATGCGAGCAGGGTTCTTGTCCGAACCAGCAAAATTCTTCTCCAGAGCCTTTACATTTGCTACAAGGGTTTCGGGACCGCCAATGGCGGCAAGAATTTCATCTGGATCTTTAGGCGGGCCCATGGCAGCGAGCTTATTCCATGTGTCCATAATTGTTTCCGGAGTCAACCCAGAGCCGGCTGTTATTTTTACTGTCTTGGATGGCTTAGAAGGCCAAGATCCGGCTACTTTTTCTGGGGGCGCCTCTGCGGGGGCAGGCTCTTCTTGTTCTTTTATAGCATAACGTCGCCAATCTTCCAAAATTAGTTTAAAATCTTTCACTTTTAATCTCCCAAAATGCTATTCAAAGCACGGTTAATCCGGTCTGCCTTGGAAAAGACCCGTTTTTCAATCCCCTCTTCCAGCGTCATATAAGCACCGGTGGTGGACGGTTCAGAAACAAAATCAAAACAGATCAACTGAAAATCATCTTCAACCAAGGTTCTGCCATTCGCTTCAGTAACAGACCCAAGTCCGCGAGAAGAAATTCCAAGCGACACACCAGAATTGACTAACGACTTCAAGACATTACCAGACGGTGTGTCAAGCACCCTGACCTTTCCCATGACACTGTTGCCGTCCCACCACGCTTCAGTGACAAGGTGAGAAGCATTTTTTAAATTGATAACAGAATCGTCAGGATGGTCGAGTTCCCCAAGAGACCGACGCTCTTGAATTACTTTTTGATAGTTCTTCATTTCTCTCTTTAGAGTGGCGGCGGGATAAATTCTCCCATTTCCGTTTTGTGCTTCCGCTTCTTGCAATTTGCCTGACAAGATCATGCCCCCATTTTTGACAAATCTCTTTTCTTCTTCCGTCAATAAGTCCTGGCACACTCCGCCTTCACAAAGTTCATAATATTCTCTAAGCAATTGTTTGGACATAACATTCTTCCTTCAAACGGGCGCAACCCGTGCGAGCTAAGATCCGCTACAGCAACGCCGAACAGGTTGTAACTGCCATTTTTTATTCTTTGATAATTCTATGCTCATACCTTATACCTTCATCCTTTAATAACATATTAATAAAATACGAAGTTCCAGAACTAAGCCAACTCAAAATAAAAAAATTGGCGATACTATAGTCAAATGTAAATAGTTCTGTAAATTCATTAATGCCGAACAAAAACGCACCGGTCCAGAAGCCCATGCACATAGCGCAGTGAAAAAAATGATGTTTTGGTCGAATTGTTTTAAAAACAGAGGAGTAGACTAAAATTTGTGTTAAGCCATACGCGGTTAAAATAAAATATACAAGATCCAACACGCCCTCCATTAATAATACTCATAATACAAGCCGTATGGCGCCATCCCGGGATAAATATTCCCCTTTGTCTCTTCTTGTGCAACCTCGCCAAGCTCTGTCGAATGCTCTGCATCCGGGTCGAGCAACCACTCTTCGCCCTCATCGTGATGAGCTTGAATAAACGAATAGTATGGCTTTTCTTCCTGTAGAAATTTGCCTATATTGAACAACGTTGTCTGTACAGAGTTGACACCATCTATTTTAGATTCTAAAATATCCCCCTCTAAGGAATTATAAATATGGCCACCCTGAATACTAGTAAAATCAACGATACCCTTCTTCATCAAGAAAGTAAACAATCGATCTTGAGCCTCATAAACATATTTGCTTGCTTGTTCCTTGGAAAAAGAGACAACTTTACTTTTTTCCGGCATCACAACGATGTTAATTTCTGGGTGGCTGAAAATCATGTAATTGCCATCCAGAGATCTTCTTGCGTTGATAGCCATCGTGGCCTGAACCGGTTTTTTCTCCTCCTGCTCAACCCCTTCAACCGCCTCTTTTCCAACATTTATAGTAATTGCCATTTAACTCTGTATCTCACTAGCTAGTTTTTGAATTTTAATAATTTTTTCAACAATTGAATTAGAAATTGGAGTTTTTTTGAACCCCTCCATCACCTCCAACACTTGCTCACTCTTTCTACACATATTTGCATCACTTTTAATTTCGTCTGTTTGCAAACTACTTTTAACAACACTCTTCAATCTTCCCAATTCCTCGTTTAGATAGAGCTTGAACTCAAGGCCATCGTCCATAAAAGAAAAAATGTATTTTTGCAACAATTCTTTCTGCTCGGCCATTAAACTAGAATTATATTTCTGGTTGAACCTTTCAACGAACTTTTTCATCACTATACCGTCAACCGAACTGGATTTATTTTCTGAAAGTTTTTCTTTTTTGCCGGTTAGCCACTCCATTAAAGTATCTTCCAGCAGGACTCTTTTTTTCGGCAACAATTCATCGTTGAATATTTGATAAATGGTGGCAATATTTTTAAAATTAGGGACAAAATTAGAAAATACGTCCTTAGATAGGGCGGTATTGATCTCTTTAATTAAACTGCTTTGCTCTTCAAATAATTTTTCTTTGTTTATTTTCTTATATTGTGCCCTAGTTTCGTAAATTAGTTTTTCCGCCAGATGTGGCTTTAAATCTTGGTCCCTCTGTAACGACTTGTATAGCTCCAACTCTTTTCTCAAAGCTGTTTCTTTGCCGAACCCGTTTTTAATAATTCGCACAACTTTATTTTTTCGTCTTAGATCTTCTTTAATCACTGCTTTTGTAAGTTCTCGGATTAATGCCTCGAATAAAAAAGCAGTATTTCTTTTTTTATTATGCCTTAGCTTCATTACTTCTAGACTCCAGTTCTTTTATTAATCTCTCTACTTCGCGATTAACTTCAAATAGTTTTTTCTCTTGTTCTTTGTAAATAGGTTCTTTATTCTCATAAATTCCCTTTGTTATGGAAGATAACTCACCATGACCTTTGTAAATATTTCTCATGTTGCCTCCCGCCACCTGGGCACCGGACTTACTCATGGTGCTTTTTTTTCTATCCCCAGCAGGGTTACGACTTACAACAGGCTTATAATACTTATCTTTTGCGCCGCTGGTCGTATGCATCTTCCTTCCAAGATCATCACGTTTGCCAGGAGGCGCGGCCAGTAATGCGCCAGTCTCTTCTTCGCCAGCCCCCTCATCGCCTCCTAACTCTTCTCCGCCAAGATCCTCTCCACCAAGCTCTTCACCACCAAGTTCTTCACCGCCCAGGTCGCCACCCAGGTCGCCACCCAGCCCACCAGCGGCGGCGTCGGCGTCGGCAGTAACGTCTTCTGCAGCCTTCTCAAGGAATGCTTCAAACTTTCTATCGTGAAACATTTCTCTCTGAATTCTAACAAACTCTTCATCCGGCACGTTGAAAACGTTATGGGCAACCCATCGCTTACTAAAATACCCCTCGGTAGCAGAGCCGGCAATTTCGAACTTAGTTCTCCAGTGTTCCAACTCTTGCAACTCTGCGATTCTAGAAGGATTATTTAACTTGAGTTTGAAAGAAATCAAATCTTCTTGCCTAAATCCTATAGTATATAGGTGGATAATTCCGATCTTCTCCAACTCACTAATTACAGCGCGTTGGAGTCTCTGGATGGTTCTTGAAAAACGAATGTCTTTTTGGGCCAAAGTGGTTTTTTCTTCTTCGGCACCCTCTGTTGAAGTAAGATAAGCAGCAGGTATTTTAATAGCGGAAAATAGCTTATCTCTTAAGTATTTAACATCATCAATGTCGCCAGTATAGGTACCACCTGCCAATGATTCAATTTTTGAACTAACCCCACCACGCACAGGGACAAAATAATCCTCTTCAACACTCATTGGGTTATAGCGCAAATCAACTCTGCCAGTGCTTGGGTCCACCACTTGATTGCGCTTCATTTGTGACATTACTTTTTGCATATACTGCTCAACATCGGGAGGGGATATGTTTCCCACGTCAATATAGAACACGCGGCGCTCGGGAGAGCGCACAATACGATAAGCCATCATGGCGTCCTCTATAAGAGTAAGTTGGCGCCAAATCCGGCGAGCCGGTTCTAGAACAGAAGTTCCATAAGGTGCGTATTTGTCATTTCCAAGAATTCTAAAATGAGATATTTGCCAATTTTCGAATGTCATTCCGCCCGAATTCCACTGGAATTGTACATAATTTGGATTTGTTTTATCTTCGCCCTCCAATCGTTCGACTTCTTGGGTTGGCAAGCCGATCACATTAGTTATTCCACGCTGATCATCGATGTCCAGATAGAGAAAATAATCCCCGAATTTGCACATCGTTCGACACCATCCAAAAAGATTATGTTCTATATTCAAAACGTTATGATACAAAGTTTCCAAGACAGCTCTAATTTCGTCGTTGGAGCATTCTATGTGAAGAAGGGTTTGTAAGTCAGAAGATGTTGTCATCTCATCTGCATATATGTCCAAAGCTGATGCCAACTCTGGCGTGTATTCCATTTGGTCAAAATCTGTATATCTCTCCGCACGACTAATTTGCCCCATTATGCCAGCGGAAGAAAAAGCGCTTCCCATAAGTTCATATGATGTTTTCTTGAAGTTCTTACCGCTAGCGGATGTAAAATTGAACTTGTTCAGCTGACGTCTGCGGAGGCGACGGGGCGTTTGCGCTCTGTAATTAATGATGGGGCCAGAGAACAATCTAGTTAAACGCTTAAATAATTCTGAACCTGCTTCTCGTGGGTTTTTTTGTTGATCTACCATTTACCTATCCTTTATAGAGCCAGCTAAATTCCTGTTGTTCACTTATTTTAACATTCTTTTTCACTTCTTTATAGCCATTCATTCCTGGAATTGTTGTATTTATAGTAGTTTTAGAAGTTGTCATCGCGTCTAAAAATGCCTTATTATATTCCATAGCCCTTCGATTGGCGGTGAGGGCAGTATCTTTTACCCAACATGCAATAGCAAAACTCAATGTCAAATCATCGTTGTAGCCACGCATTGCCTCGGGGCGCCCATTGTGCCAAATAAAAGTTCTAAACTCGGCTGTTAAGCGTGAAGAGCGCAAGGTAATTAGTTTATTCCTTATGAATTCCTCTAGTTTGGCAATAATTAATGGTCTTGTTTTCATTGATGTTGTGAAACCCGCCACGGCACTAGATTTAGTCTCCGCAACTAGTTGGTCTACGTATTCGTGTGTAGACTTAATAGAGTAGTAAAGGTTGGGATAATCATAATCATTTGCTAATTTTTCTAAAACTGAATATCCTATATTATTGTTCTCAACCACCAATAAGCAGTTACCATATTCTCTGCCGGTTTCATTTAAAAGGTTGGAAAACATATCCAAGTTGGGCTTTCCTTGATATTCTGCAACCTGCTCCATCGTATCCACATTAATAACATGAAATGCTGAATTGTCTTTGCCATCTCCCCTTGCGACATCGGCAACAAGCAGATAAGTGCTGTTGGAGTCATACGTTTCCCAAATCCACAAATTTCTATCAAACGCAGTTTTGTATTTTGGTACGCAACACTCATGCCCTTCTATTCTAGAAAGATCATCTGGGTGAATAACTGTTTCTCCAGACGTATTAAAATTACATTCCAGTTCTTGTGCTATTTCGCGTCGAGACATATTCTTTGTCTCTTTCTCAAACCACAACAAATCACGATCTGGGTGGATATCCCAAGGTAATACGGTGGTTTTAAAATCGTTTTCCCCAGTTTCCGCGTCAGCATATGTCTTGTGAAACCAATTACCAACACCATTGGGGGTTGAAAGAGCGATGCATCGACCACCAGTTGACAAGGCGGGATATAGACCGGCCCACAACTCGTCAAGACCTTCAACATGGGCAGCCTCGTCAACCACCAACAAGGAGAGCGCTTCTGAACGGCCTGCGTCTCCCGAAGTCGAAGACGCTTTAATTTGTGATCCGTTGGACAATTCAAAAGAAGCTCTATTGTCAATATTAACTTCCGCTATTCGAACCCATTCTGGCAGGTTCTTAATCATATGTTTAACTTTTTTAACTAGATTTGTTGCCGTGCCAAATTTAGTAGCCATAACAAGTATATTTTTATCACGGTGAAAAACCATCATCCATGCAACGTATGCCGCAACAATAGTAGAGATCCCAAGCTGCCTTGCCTTTAAAATAATGTTGAAACGGTGATCATTAAAATCTGTCACTAGATCTGCCTGAAATTCGTAGGTTTTGAAGGGAATGAGACCCTCAATAGGGTGAGCGATTTTTGTATAATTGTTAATAAAATAAACAGGGTCTTTGCCGCATTTAATTATTTCTTGAATGACTTGCTGTTTGGAAAGTTGTGGATTAGACATGTGATGACCCTGCGTTATTTATAGGTCTTATACATATCTTTAAGTCGTTTAAACGCCTTGTCTTTAGCGTTGGCGGTGCTCTTCACATTTTTAGACTTTTTAGCTCCCGGGTAACTTTGTTGGCCAGTGGCCATGAATTTTTTAGTTGCAGCAGCAGTATTCTTGATATGGGGATCTTGTTCTCTGCCGACGTCTTCAACGCCCAAAACACCGGTCATCTTTCCAATCTTATAATACTGATTTGCAGTAACATCCGTTCTCTTCATGGAGATCGGCTGAACTGTTACTTGTATTTCCCCGTCTTTTGTAAGAGATAGTGAATCGCCAGTAACTTTTTTATACTCCTTAGCAATAAAATTTTTGATTTTATTGATTTTCGATTCAATTTCACCCTCAAACTTGTTGTGATTATGTACTTCTTTTATATTACACTCAGAATGATAACTAATCCTCAAACGATTGCCAGAGATAGTATACCCGAATCCGTCTATAACACGACTATCAGTTATGGGGTTGCCCTCTTCTCTATCCAATCCAATGCTAATTGGTTCGCCGTTTTCGTCCAATGCCCCGTCGTGAGCATACGCCATCACCTGTGAAATGCCTCTAACTATTTCTAATGCGGTCGCCATTATTTTCTCCTCGTGTGTAGTAGGAAACTAAAAGATCAACTCTTTCGCTCAAATCAAACCAGCGATCTTCATACCCTCTAACAAATGACATATAACATACATGACAACAATCATATTTATTCATGTATAGGTCATCTATCGGCTTAAAAGAATATTTAAAACAAGCTGGGCAAGTTCTATCCTCTCTTTTACTAAGTAGTTTTTTGGACACTAAAAAACCATCTTTTTGAACTTTCTCGTCTTTAATGCGATGTCTAGTTTCTTTTTTGTGTAATATTTTGATTTGTTCTAGATAATCTGCTTCTTTGTCATCGTCCCAATTTGCTCTTGGATTTTGAATAGCTTCTTCACCATACTTTTTGGCGATAGCTTTTTCAACTTTGACGATGTGGTTTAAGTCTTTATCATTCATTTTCAATGGCCGCGTTATGTTCGTCAATGATTGCTTGAACCTCATTCACAATTTCATCAATATACGTTTCCGTGATAGGATCACCCTCTTCATCATAACGCGGCAAAAGAGCTATCAACTCCCCATCTTTGGCCTCCCATCCAAGATATAGACTGTGGTGGCCCTCGTCAACCTGATGTTTCAATGTCCGCTTTTGATTCGGGGCGAGAGCGAGATCTGTTCTTATGCCTATCTTAACCTGTGCCTTAATACTTTTCAATTTATCCCTCCATAGAAAAAATTATGTTGTTTGAAATTCAACAGTAACTGTGGTATAGGTGTTCCCTAAAGTACCTCCGTCTGGAACAAGACCTAAAAGAACAACGTCTCCTTTCGCAAACGTGTTATTGCTCCCGTCTTCCGTAAAAGAACCAGAAAACGTCTGAACATTATTAGCACTGCCAATATCCACATCTACATAAGCACACCTCGTTACACCAACATGCGTAGTATTGCCTATACCATCAGCGGGGAATGAAGCGGTGCATTTGTAAACACCAAATCTATAGGTGCTAGAAGCGTTGCCAAACCTCCCCGCAACCAAAATATTGCTTATTTCACAAGCAACCGGAATAATAAAGTTTGCGCCATAATAACCTATCACGTTATTTACATCCA